CAGCGGGTTTCGCGGGTGCGGGCTTGGTAACGGTCTCCTCCGAAGTGGTAGGAGCCGGCAGGACGGGCGGCTCGGCAGCCACAGGGTCAGGCGGTTCCGTCAGTTCAGCCCCGGGAGGCGGGATAGCGGCTGTGACCGCAGGCGCGGCTTTGTGCATTTTAGCAGCAATCTTTGCCAGAAGACTGTTGGACACTGTTTTGCAGCTGAATGTGTAGCCGTTTTCAGCCACAGACTGACCGCTGACGAGCTGCTGCTCCTTGTTTGCTTTGAACAGCAGGTCATCCGCGAAGCCCAGCTCAATGGCCATATTCGCGTTTAGCCAGGTCTCGCTGGACATGAGATGCGCGAGCCTGGCGCGGGAAAGCCCGGTTCGCATTTCATAGGCATTGATGATCGATTCTTTTACCTCGTCGAGCATCTGAATCGCCTTGCGCATCTCGTCGGTATTCCCGATGGCCACGGACGCGGGATCGTGAATCAGTATCAGGCCAGTTGGGCTGATGAGCACCTTCTTACCCGCCATGGCGATGACGCTTGCCGCCGAAGCTGCGATGCTGTCGATTTTCACGGTCACGTTGCCTTTATAAGCCATGAGCATGTTGTAAATCTGGCTTGCTGCGAGCATATCGCCGCCCGGCGAATTCACCCAAACGGTAATATCTCCTTCACCGGCGAGCAATTCAGCCTTGAACGCGGCGGGCGTGACTTCATCACCATACCACGACTCTTCCGCGATCACCCCACAGAGGTAAAGGGTACGCTCACCGGTATCCCCGTCGGTTGTAAAATTCCAAAACCTGTTCATCGAGAGGTCTCCTTTCGTGGTTTTCGTGCGTGTTTGTTTCCTGACTCGGGAGGTTTTTCTTCCTCCGGCTCAGGCGTCTCATCGGGTTGGTAAGGGGGTGCGGCAGGGTCTGCGTTTGCAGCCGGGGCATTGGCCGAGTAGGCGCTTCCGGCATCCCTGAGTTTGCACATATTCCCGTTTACGAGATACAGATTACCGCCTTCTTCTTCCTGGATGGGATCGAGGTTTTCTAGCGCACGGATGTCGTTTGCAGACATCCAGCCGTTCTGCCGCCCGATGGCATAGCCGTTCATGCGGCTGACGTAATCACCGCGCAATAGACCGTCCACATTGAACTTGAAGAACAGCTTCGTCTTTTCGGTTTCGCTGAACAGCGCACGCGCGAGGGACTGTTCCCAGCGAATCACCCAGGGGTCGAGGGTGTATTTGACGAATTCCAGCGATTGCTGCTCGATGTTGCTGAAACTGCTCTTCTCCAGATCGCCGACCATATGCGGGGGCACCCTGAAAATGCGGGCAATTTCATTGATCTGGAATTTGCGGGTTTCGAGAAACTGCGCTTGCTCGTTCGTGATTGAGATCGGATTAAAGTGCATCCCCTCTTCCAGCACGGCAATTCTATGACTGTTGCCGGAACCCTGATAGACTGAGTTCCAGGACTCCCTGACCTTCGCCGGATCCTTGATGGTTCCAGGGTGTTCCAGCACGCCTCCGGGGTTTGCGCCGTTGGCGAAGAATTTTGCGCCGTACTCCTCGCAGGCAATTGCCATGCCGATCGCGTTCTTGGCCATGGCAATCGGACTGTAACCGACTAGCCCATCAAAGCCAAGGCCTGGAATGTGGAGCACGTCGTGAGAGTCGAGGTACACCGTTTCTGCTTTACCGAGGCCTGGACTATCCTCGGTGGTGCGCTGGTATCGATAGAACAGCTCACCCCTGGCGTCCCGGTCGACCGTCATCTTTGCAGGCATCAGCGGGTACAGCCCCAGCACCTCGCCTTTCCCATTTCGGATGATCTGTGCATAGGCGTTACCCCACAGAAGCAGATGCGTCATGAGCGTTTCCCGGAAGATGAAACTGGTCATTTCGGAGTTGGGTTCGTCATGCAGGAGGCGATAGAGAGGGTGCTCCAGCGCTTTTTCTTTGCCGCCGTCGTCCGTGTATCGGTACAGGTGCAGGGGCAGCCCTGCGACTGCTTCAGACAGAATGCGCACGCAACTGTACACAGCGGTCATTTGCATGGCGGACCGCTCGTTGACATGCTTGCCGGACGAACTGCCGCCCATGAAGAAGGTGTAGGCACTGCCGTTCATGGAATCGGCGGCTGTGCGGGGTTTGTCACGGGGGTGAAACAGTCGGGTGAATGGATGCATGGAAGGCCTCCTTCGATTCGCGGAAAAAGAAAGCACCCATCCCGAAGGATAGGTGCTCACCGATGCACATTACGTTTTCCCATAGATTGATTGGACTGTTTTACCTTTGGACAGCTTAGGTGCCTTTTTTCAAAATACCAAGATACGCTTCATAGGCAAAGGTTCGATTTCTGCTTGATTGATCTGTCTGGACCAGGATACCGGCATCTATCAATCGGGCAATCACACTAGAAACCGTATTGAAAGTTATTTCCAGCGCGACTGCGGTCTTTTTAATCTCAATGATCGGGTTCGCTTCAAGATATGTGAAGACGCGCACTGCGTTCTTCGTCACGCGCCCCATCGATTGAATCAAAAGAAGGTTTTTATCATGCAACTGCGTCAGTTCATCGATTGCGGAAAGCGCGTCTGCGGCAGATTCGCTGACGGCTTGTAGGAAGAACTTGATCCACTGCTCATAGTTATCCTTGCTCCTGACTTCCGTCATTCGGTCGTAGTATTCAATACGGTTCTTTTTTAGGAAGTATGAAATATACAGTGCCGGAGTGGTTAATACGTCTTTTTCGATAAGGAAGAGCGTAATCAGCAAGCGTCCGACTCTTCCGTTGCCGTCCAGAAACGGATGGATCGTTTCAAACTGATAATGAATCAGCGCTGCTCGAATCAGCACATCATAGCCATCGTCATCGTTGATATACTTTTCAAGATCCGACATGGCTTGGATCATATCCTCTGGATTTGGAGGGATATAACGAGCATTTGTAAGCGTGCTGCCCGGCGCACCAATCCAGTTTTGCGAAGAGCGAAACGCTCCGGGGCTTTTCTCCTGACCGCGAATACCCTGCATTAACACAGCATGGGTTTCCCTAATCAGCCGATTGCAGAGCGGAAGTTCTTTCATCCTATTGATCGCAAACTCAGTCGCTTTGATGTGGTTGATCACATCCGCCACATTACGGTTGGCATTTTGATCGATCGTAGGGTCAAGCACATCTTCAAGCGTTGCCTGCGTTCCCTCAATTTGTGAAGAGAGTAACGCCTCTTTGCGCACATACATCGAAACAAACAGATTGATATTCGGTATTCTTGAAGCGACACTTTCCAGTTTTCCCACTTGTTGATTTGCTTTAATAAGCAGGCTAATCGTTTCTGTGTCCAGTGCGACAGGCGGGTTTGGGGGAAGTGGCGCTGGCACAAAGGACCGATACGCTGCTTCTCCTGACAGATTGGTCTTTACATACCCAGCGCGGTTGCTCATGTTTATAGCCCCCATCTTTATAAGTGAATCACTGGTTTCATTATACCGAAGTTATTTCATTTATCAAGATTAAAATGAAATAATGCTCATGAACAGTGGCCCTTATTTCAACTTCGCTTTCGCTAGGCTGCATCGCTCATTTGCTAGAGTACAAACAAGCCTCTCCCGTTATAAACCGACCCACCGCCATCTCCGCCGTACCGGATCGCGCGGTCAAGCGCCATAATAGTGGCCACGGCGCCATCGATTTTCTCCGTGCTTTTTTCTTTGTCGGCTTTAATATTTCCGGCAGGATCCGTCCGAATGAAAATATTATCCATCATCCAGCGAAGCACGGGATGCCCACCGTGCGCAATCCGCTTCTCCAGCACAAGCTTCATGAGTTCTTTCGTCGGTGGGCTCATATCCATGAAACCCTGACCGAACTGTACCACCGTAAAACCCAGGGTCTCAAGGTTCTGCGTCATTTGCACGGCACCCCAGCGGTCAAAGGCGATCTCCCGGATGTTGAAGCGCGTGCCCAGTTCCTCAATGAACTTTTCGATAAAGCCGTAGTGAACCACGTTACCTTCGGTAGTGTTGAGATAACCCTCCTGTTCCCACAGATCGTACATCACGTGGTCGCGTCGGACGCGCAGCGGGATGTTGTCTGTTGGCATCCAGAAAAACGGCAGTATCACGTACCTGTCGGTCTCGTCCTCCGGCGGAAAAACCAGTACAAAGGCGGTGATATCTGTTGTGCTGGACAGATCCAGCCCTCCGTAGCACACACGTCCTTCCAGCGCTTTGGGATCAACCGGAAACGCGCAGGCGTCCCACTTGTCCATGGGCATCCAACGGATAGACTGCTTCACCCATTGATTCAGTCGGAGCTGGCGGAAAGCGTTCTCTTCGGCAGGGTTTTCTTTTGCGCTGTTACAGGCATCCTGCACCTTGTCGATACCAAACGTCACCCCAAGGCTGGGGTTTGCCTTTTTCCATACTTCCGGATCAGTCCAGTCATCACCTTCATCTACACCATAGATCACAGGGTAAAATGTCGGGTCGTGTTTACGCCCCTCCAGCAGGTCTTTGGCTTTGCAATGGACTTCCCAGCAGATGCTGTTTTGGTTGTCGCCAGCCGTGGTGATCAAAAAGTAGAGCGGCTGCATACGCGCATCACCGGAACCCCGAAGCATAACATCGTAGAGCTTTCGGTTCGGCTGAGCATGAAGCTCATCAAAGACGACGCCGGAGGTATTGAAACCGTGTTTGTTCGCTACGTCAGCGGAAAGTACCTGATAAACGCCACCGGCAGGCTGGTAGATGAGACGCTTGGTGGAGTCAAGGATTTTTACCCGTTTTGCGAGCGCGGGACAATACCGCACCATGTCGGCCGCCACGTTGAATACGATGGATGCCTGGTTCCGATCAGCTGCACAGCCATAAACTTCCGCCCTCTGTTCTCCGTCGCCGCAGGTCAGGAGGAGCGCGATGGCAGCGGCAAGCTCAGACTTCCCGGATTTTTTTGGTAGCTCAGCATACGCCGTGTTAAACTGCCTGTTACTGTTCGGTTTGAGCACTCCGAAGATATCGCGCACGATGCGTTCCTGCCAGTCGATCAGCTTAAAAGGTTTGCCCGCCCACTTGCCTTTCGTGTGGCAAAGTGATTCGATGAAGGCCACAGCATAATCGGCGGCCGCTTTATCATAGTGGGAATCAGGCGCCATAAAGCGTGTAGGCGTGTAGTTTTTAAGCTTATACGCTGCCATCTGTGGCCCCATCCTTTCTCGAAACCGGGCATAATTAAAGGGCTGCCTTTCGGCAGTCCCGGCGCATGAAAAATGGTTTGTGAGTAATGATCTTGAGTCTGCTTTCTCAACCGTGTTTTGCTTCGATCATTTGTCTTCCTTCAGTTTCCTCGCCCTGTCCACATGGTAGATCACGTTTAGGGTGCTGCCGTTGTCCCAACAAACTTGAAGATCGGCTGCATCGTCGACTGCCAGAACGGTTCCGTGAGTGCCCACAGGGGGCGACTGGACATCGTCCATAGCAATCAGCGCTATGCGAGTGCCCGCAGGGTACTCCCTGCGGATACGCTCGACGGTTTCTCTGTCGGGGAAGTTACGCATTGCTGGCGTCCTCACTTTCGCTGGCCTGGACATCAATGGGCTGGTCGAGGGGCACTGCCGGTCTCGGCCCTGTGCGACGCGCTCCTGATTTGAACGCTCCGCTACCAGAGAAGTTTTTCAGAAGCGTCGATCGCACATCCTTGTACTCCGGCCCGATAAACCCAAGCCTTAGTAACAGGCACCGGAAGCTGTACTTCATATTCTCCACCGGTTCCTCAGCTTTGGCATTCACGCGCTTTTGGTTTTTGGCCATACCGACCAATTTACTAACGAGGGTTGATGCCGCTTTGAGCACCTCTGACGAAGGCGCCTTGTCATACCAGGGGAAGGAGATGACGGTATCATCCACCTCGATAGGCAACGCGTCCAACTCCAGCGCTTTCTTGATGAAGATTTCCTTATTGGCAATGAGCCTGTGTAGGTTCTCTATTGCCGCGTCGGTCATGCCTTCGCGCGGGAGGCTGATCGTTAGGCTGCAGGGCGCGGCATCCGGTTCGCTGTCGCGGTCCACCACCAGGGGAGGTTCATCGTCGGTCAGCGTATCATAGGGACTGACCCTGCCGCCAAGCGCCGCAGTCTCGGAAATTTGCAGGTCGTCAGGAACCTCTGTCGCAGGCTTTTCTGTGTCGTACTCCTTCTTGATGGGCACCAAACTGTAAAGACCTTCAAGGTCGGCGATCAGGCCGCGATGGTCGGGGCCGCTTACCGTGCCGTCCCTGTCGATGCGCAGGCCACCAACTTCGTAGGCAAAACCCGGAGCACCGCAATACTTTGCTTCCGTTTCCAGCTCCCGCGAGATCGCCTGCACCAGTTCCTTGCGCTTGCTACCCGTTACGTTGTAAGAAATCTTCATGTGCTTGTCCGTCTTTCTGTGTCCG